CGAAGCGATCGAGCGCGGCGTCGATCCGGATAATCCGGAGGAGCCTGAGACTTTCGGCGTCCAGGACTATGTCAACAAGCGCACCGGCGAGGTTTCGCGCGTCCCGGTCGGCGTCGATCCGGGCTGGGCCACCAATCCGGGCAAGACGCGAATGAAGGCGGCCGCCGATTTCCTGGTCGGAAAAATCGACGCTATGGATGAGAATATGCGACGGATCGCGGTCGAGGATCTCGCCGGGTCCTGGCTGATGAAGCGGATTCAATCGGGCGAGATTCCCTATCGGCCGGGCGATCCCGAGCCGGCCAATGTGGCGCGCGGGCAGATCGAGGCGCCGATCGCCGTGCTCCCGGCCGACCTCGCCGAGGCGATCGGCGCCAAATCGCGGGTGGTGCGCTTTTCGGTCGCGACCGCGCAGAAGCAGCTCGAGCCCGAAAAAGGACGGCTGCATTTTACGCCGAAGGATTACGAGAAGGCGCAGAAGCTGATCGACCGCGGCGAAGTTCTGCGCGCGGACGAGCGCACGATCGTCATCCAGGGCGTCATCGACGGCGCGCCCTGGACGATCGTTATCCGCCGCGCGGAGAGCAAGCCGGACGAGGTGCGGCTGGTGTCGCTGTCGCGCAATCCCGAACGGCGCCTGAAGGCGCGGCGGGAAAAAGGCGACATCATCCGGCAGGGGGAAGAGGAGTGAGCGGTCGGAGGGCCGACACCCCCTCGCAGCGCATGGCTGGCATATCGAAAATGTCTCGACCGCCCGTTCCGAATATAATCTCTTCGCCGCGAAAATCAAAACCGCACAGAAGCCTCAGGACGGCCGTCGGGCCTTTTCGGCTACTCTGGGCTATGTGGCGCGCTGGCGCCCGCCCAAGGCGTTCAATGGCCATTTAACGTCGAAATTTTTCGGGGAAGGTCCGGCGGGTTTTTCGATGACGGAAAAACGGGCGGGGAGGAAGGCGTTCCTCCTGTAATCGGGATCGCCGTGAAACGATTGTGGCCCCATGAGCCACGCAAATGCAACCGCATTTTTCGCCACAAAAGGACCGTCCGCAGACGGGCCGTCCTCCGGACAGCCCTATGGCTCCGAAGCCCCGGACCCCGGCTTCGGCGACGGCGTCGCGCTGAATTTCGAGGGCGACGCCGCGCCGGAATGGATTCAGCTTCTCCCCAAGGGGCCGGAGCTGAAAGGCAATGACGGGCGCAAGTGGTCTCTCGGAAATCCCCAGGGGCTGGTCGAGGCCTTCAACGCGCGCGGCCTGAAACGTCCGATCGACATCAACCACGCCGCCTTCCTCAAGGCGCCGCTCGGCGAAGAGGCTCCTGCCTCCGGCTGGATCGAGGAGCTTGCGGTCCGCGACGGCGCGACCTTCGGCCGCGTCGCCTGGACGCCGAAGGGCCGCGAGGCGGTGCTGAACCGCGATTATCGCTACATCTCGCCGTCCTTTTCCCATGACGCCAAAGGCAATGTCGTCGAACTGCTCGGCGCCGGCCTGGTCAACACCCCGAATTTCACCCTTCCCGCCCTCAACAATGAGACGCGCCCGATGTTCAAAGACCTCTTGAAAAAGCTCGGCCTCGCCGAGACCGCGAGTGAAAACGACGCGATCGCGGCCGTCGAGAAGCTTCAAACGGCGCAGAACGCGCAGAAGCCCGACCTCAATCTCTTCGTTCCGCGCACGGATTACGTCGTCGCGCTCAATCGCGCCGAGGCCGCGGAAAAGACTCTCGCCGACCAGGCCAAGGCTTCTCATGACGCCGAGGTCGCCGCGCTCATCGACGGCGCGATCAAGGCCGGCAAGATCGCGCCGGCGAGCAAGGATTTCTATATCGCGACCTGCGCCAGCGAAGAGGGCCTCGCCAGCTTCAAGAAGCATGTCGAGACCTTGCCGAAAATGTTCGATCCCGCCGGCGTCGAGAAAAAGACGGACGCCAATGCCGTCGCGCTCAACGCCGAACAGGCCGACGTCGCGCGCTTCATGAGCATCGATCCCAAGGCGTTCGCCGCCTTCGTCGCCGAACAGAAGAAGGACTGAGGACCCATGGCCGCTCTCACCACCGGACGCATTCCGAAGCAGCTTTCCGACAGGACCAAGCGCCGCTTTCCCGTCGCCGCCTCAACCGTGTGCTGGGAAGGCGGCATGGTCGGGCTCTCCGGCGTCGGCGCGGCGGCCGTCGCCGTCCCGATGAGCGTCGCGACTGGCCTGAAATGCGTTGGCGTCGCCGACGGCAACGCCGATAACCGGCTCGGCGCCGCGGGCGCCCTGACGGTCGACGTCGATCTCGGCGCCTTCCTGATGAACAACGACGCCGCCGATCCGGTGACGATCGCCGACATCGGCAACCCGGTCTACGCCTCCGACGACAACACCGTGTCGAAAACCAATGGATCGAACACCAAGTCGCAGGCCGGCGTCCTCTTCGACATCGATCCCACCGGCGCCGCCTGGGTCACTTTTTCCTGATCCGGGGCCATAGGAGCATTTCATGCCGCAGATCATCACGCCTTCCGTCCTGGACGCGATCTTCCAGGGCTACAGCTTCATCTTCAACGACGCGCTCAAAGGGATCGAGCCGACCTGGAAGAAGGTCGGCATGGAGACGCCCTCGAGCGCTTCCGCCGAAAACTACGGCTGGCTCGGCCAGATGCCGCGCATGCGCGAATGGATCGGCGACCGCGTCGTCAACGCGCTCGATTCCTTCGGCTACCAGGTCAAGAACAAGACCTTCGAGACGACGTTCGCCCTGAAGCGCGAGCAGATCGAGGACGATCAATATGGCCTGTTCAACCCGATCGTCGCCGAACTCGGCCGCTCGGTCGGCCTGTTCCCCGACGAGCTGATTTACGGCCTGTTCGCCGCCGGCTTCACCACCCGTTGCTTCGACGGACAGAACTTCTTCGACACCAACCACCCGGTGAAGGACGCCAACGGCAACCCGACCTTCGTGTCGAATGTCCAGGGCGGCGGGACGTCGCCAGCCTGGTATCTCCTCGACACCACCAAGGCGGTGAAGCCCTTCATCTTCCAGAACCGCCGGCGCTTCCAGTTCGTGTCCAAGATGGACCCGAACTCGTCCGACCGCGTCTGGCTGCGCAATGAATATTCATATGGCGTCGATGGCCGTTGCAACGCCGGCTACGGCCTGTGGCAGCTCGCCTATGCCTCGAACCAGCCGCTCAACCGCGCCAATTTCCGCGCCGCGCGCCAGGCGATGATCAATCTCAAGGGCGACTTCGGCCGCCCGCTTGGCATCAAGCCGAACCTGCTTGTCGTCGGCCCTTCGCTCGAGCAGACGGCGCGCGACCTGATCTATTCGAAATTCCTCCCCGTCGACGGCGCGCCGGGCGAGGCCGTGCTCGTCGGCTCGGTGGGCATGATCGACAACACCGACCAGAACATCGTCGAGGTGTTCATGTCGCCCTGGCTCGCGTGAGGAGGGTGACGATGGCCGATGAAACCCAGGGCGCCCAGCCCGCCAAAGCTACGAAAGCCGCGAAGGCGGGAAAGAAGGGCGAGACGATCAAGGTCCGCGGCCCGGAAGACGGCCGCTGGCGCGCCGGAATCCAGTTCGGCCCGATCGAACGCGTGATCGATCTTTCCGAGATCACGGCGGCTCAGCTCGCCGAGATCGAGGCCGATTCCTATCTGCGCGTGACGCGCATCGAGAATTCGGGCGACAAGCCCGCCTGAGCTTCGTGCGAAAGCACGAGGAGCGGCGCTCATGCCGCTGCCCTCCTTGGGCGTTTCCTCCCTAGACTGCCGGGGCTTCGGCCCCGGCTCTTTTCCGGATGTCCGGAGGATGAGCCGTGGCCTATGCGACCGAGGTCGATCTGCGCGCCAAATGGGGATCGGCCCAGGTCGATCTGCTCGCCTATGACGATACCCTCCAGGCGGTGAGCGAAACGCGCATCGCCGCCGCGCTCGACAACGCCTCGGCGACCATCGATTCCTATCTCGCCCGCCGCTACGCGCTGCCCGTCAATCCGCAGCCGGACGCGGCGCTCCTGCTCACCGACCTGTGCGCCGACCTCGCGGCCTCGAAACTCGCCAATACGCCGGGGACCCGCAACGACATCGTGATCGACGCCGAAAAGCGCGTCCTGACCTTTTTGCGCGATATCGCCGACGGCAAGGCGGCCCTCAATCTCATCCCGCCGCCGGACGCCGGCGATCCGATCTCGCCTGGCGAAGCCGTGATGATGTCCGACTGCCGCGCTTTCACGCGCGACCGCATGCGGGGGCTGTGATGAGCGCGACCGATCGAGCGACGTCCGGAGGGAGCACATCATGAGCGGCGGAGTCGCTTTCAAGCTCGAAGTCTCCGGTCTGGACGCGATGCTCTCGCGCCTCGGCGCGACGGGCCGCATCGAGTTCCATGAGCTGCTCGACGGCCTGTCGCGCCAGGGCATGGAACAGACGCGCCGGCGCATCGAAATCGAGAAGACCGCGCCGGACGGCAAGGCATGGCCGAAGACCACCGACGGTCGCGGCGCGCTCTTCGTGACCGGGACGCATCTCGCGCGCTCGATCGACCATGCCGTCGTCGGCGATTCCGCCGTCTGGGGCTCGGGCTGGATCGGCGCGCGCGTCCACCAGTTCGGCGCGGTCATCAAGCCGGTCAACGCCAAGGCGCTGGAATTCAAGATCGGCGACGAGAAGGTCTATCGCAAGAAGGCCACCATTCCGGCGCGGCCCTATCTCGGCGTCTCCGAGGCCAACGCGCGGGACCTGGAGCGCACGGCGATCCGATTCATTGGAGGGTTGTTCCAATGAGCGCGACCCTTCCCCAATTGCGCGATGCGATCGTTGCGACCCTCCAGGCGCTCATTCCGAACGTCGATATCACCACCCATGGCGGGACCTTCGACGAGGCGGAGCTGGCGCGCTTCGCGACCAAGGCCCCCGCGATCCGGGTGGCGATCGTCGGCGCCGGCGCGTCCGGCTTCTATAATGACGGCCGCGTGCTGATCCCGGTCAATCTCGCGGCCGTCGCGGTGGCCAAGGATTCGATCGCCAACGGCCAGAAGATCGAGCGCGATCTCGCCGGCCTCGGCCTCGCCCAGGCGATCGCGCTCGTCGTCGCCGGCAACCGCTTCGGCCTCGAGGGCGTGCTGCAGCCGAAAAATCTCGACGCCCGCAACGAATATTCCGGAACTCTCGACAAGACCGGCATTTCGCTGTGGCAGGTGACCTGGACCAGCGGCCTGTTGCTGGGGCAGGCCGGCGTGATGGAGCCCGACGGCTCGATCGGCGACGCGATCGCCGCCCTTTCGGATCTGTGGATCAATGGCGTCGACACGGCGAGCGGCGCCGAGATCCTGACCTCCTTCGCGGCCGGCGCGGCGGTCGCCGGCGTGCCCCAGGATTTCCCCGCCGATCCCGACAACAAATATCCAGAGCCGCCGCCCACAGCGATCGGTCCCGGGGGCGCGCCATGAGCGAAGCCGCGCTGCAAAAGCTCCAGGCCACGATCGACGATCTGTCCTATCTGCTGGCCGAGGCGCATCGCCAACTCCAGCTCGTCTCCGGCGTCATGGGAATCGTCAAGAGCTGGGACCCGAAGACGCACACCGCGATCGTCGATCTCGGCTATGAGAGCCATCCGATTCCGGTCGCCGACGCCAATGGCGATTTCACGCCGCTCAATCCCGGCGACCTCGTCCATGTCTATGCGCCGTCCGGCAAACTCTCGAACGCCTACCTCCGCCCGGCCGGCTATTCCGGCCAACAGACGCCGCCCTCGTCGAGCGCCGGCGAGCGGGTGGTGTCATTGCCCGGAGGCGGCCAGTTCAAATCGCTTACCGGCAATGTCGCCCATGTCGTCGCCGGATCGGTCACCCAATTCGTGCTCGTCCTCGGCGGCCAGAAATTCACCATCAAACCCGAAGCCCTCAACCCAGCATAGCCCGTCGAAAGGCGGGCGTCCCGCAACGCCCAACCTGCGCAGGAAGCCATGATCAATCCCCGCCCCATCAAGACCGCCCCGCCGGCAAGCGACTATGTCGTGGCGGTCGATGTCCAGAACCTCCACATCGCCGGCCGCAAGGTCGCCAAAGGCGACATTCTCTCCCTGACCGCCATGCAGGCCGCGCATTGGGTCTCGGAAGGCGTCCTCAAGCCGGTGAAGGCGGTCGCCGCGGCGCCGGCGCCGGCGACGCCCGAAGCTCCGACGGCCGGGGAATGACATGCGAGTCGGGCTCGATCGCAAAACGGGCGCGGTTCTGACCGGCTGGGACGAATGCGCCCAGTCGATCGGCGTCATCGTCACAACGGCGATCGGCTCGCTCGTGCTCAACCGCGATTTCGGCTCCGGCGCGCCGGACCTGGTCGATAGGCCCGGCAACCGCCAGATGATCGCGGCCTATTTCACGGCGATCGCGCGGGCGCTGCGCAAATGGGAGCCGGGTTTTCGTTTGACCAAAGTGACGCTCGTCGGCCTGGTTCCGGGCCTCGCGAGTTTCGACATCGCCGGCGTCTTCTATCCCAATGGCCATCTCGGCGACTATTCCAACCCCGAGGGCAAGACGGTGAGCGTCGCCGCCGCCGGCGTGATCACTGTCAGCGGGGGCGCGTGATGGCCTATCAGTCCATCAATCTCGCCAATCTGGCGGCTCCCTCCGCAGTCCAAATCTGGAGCTTCGACGCGATCCTCAGCGCGACGAGCGCCGACGCCGTCGCGCGCCTCAACGCCGCCGGGCTCGCCTACAACGTCCAGGCGCTGAAGGGCAATCCGATGAACTTCATCCTGTCGGCTTATGCCTACAGGGAAGGGCTCGTCCTTCAGCGGATCAATGAGGCGGCCGCGAGCACCTTTCTCGCGACGGCGACCCAGATGGCGGACGTGACGCTCCGCGCCGCTGACGTGAATGTCGCGCCGGCAGCGGGCGAAACGGTCCAAAGCCTGAAAAACCGCGCACAGCTTCAATGGGAGGCGTTATCGATCGGGGGGACCCCCGGACGCTACGCCGCGAACGCCCTCGCCGCCGATCCGATCGGCTTGGCCGATGTCGCCGTCTACGGCGCGGAAATCACCAGCGTCCCGGCCGGCCAAGTGTGGATTGTCTGCCTCGGCGCCAATACATCCGGCGTCCCCTCGGCGGCGACGCTCTCGGCTGTGCTCGCCGCGACCTCGCCGCGCAACCTGCGGCCGGTCAATGATCAGGTTGTGGTGAAGGCGGCGAATGTCGCCCCTTATTCGGTCGACGCGACGCTCATTCTCGCCGACGGCGCCGATCCGGCCGCGGTCGTCGCCGCGCAAACGGCGTCCCTGAATGCTTTCGCCCAGTCGCGTCGCGTGATCGGCGCGTCGGTCTCGCCCGAAAACATCGCGGCGGTGCTCGGCTACAACGCAGCCGACCTGGTCTATGACGTCGTCGTCAACACGCCGGCGGCGACGATCGGCGGCGGCCCGTTCGACGCCCCGATCCTGACCGGCGCCCGCGTCGTCTACCAGAGGAGAACGTCGTGACCGACGATCTCCTGCCTCCGAACGCCATGCCACTGGAACGCGCCATCTCGGGCGCCGGCGCGCGGATGCTCGCCGTGGATGTCGACGCCATCCGGGTTGCCCGGCAGCCGGCGAATTGCGCGGCGTCCTTCCTGCCCTTCCTGGCGTGGGAGCGCTCCGTTCATTTCTGGAATCCGGGCGACGACGCCGGAAACAGGGCGCGCGTTGAAAGCGCCTTCAACGATCATTTGAATTACGGCTCTCCGGCGGCGCTCGAAGGCGAGATCGCGCTCGACACCGGATTGACGATCGCCATTCGGGAATTTTTCGAGGCCGGCCTCGCATGGCCCTATTTCACTGTCGAAGTCGTCGTCAAGCCTGGCGATCCCACACCCGATCTCGCCGGCGCCTGGGCGAGCGCGCTCAGGCGCAAGAACACCCGCGACATGCCGATCCTGAAGGAGAGGCTCGACCAGCCGCCGGCGGCCGTCGCCGTGGCTGCGGCGGTGAATATCACCCAGCGCATCGTCATTCCGCCGACGACGCCGCCGGCTCCGGCCTTCGTCGTCGCCGCGACAAGACGCGTCATCAGTTCCATCTCGATCAAGCCGTTTTCGTGAGGCGCCGTGAGCACCCAGACCTACGCCACCCAGCCGACCCAATATTACCTCAACGCCATCGCGGCGCAGGAGGCGGGCGGTCCGATGATCAATCTCGCCGGCGGCACTCTGGTGGTCGGCGACGGCAATGGCGTGGTGCCAAGCCTGTCGTCGCTGATCGCGGCCAACGGCGTCACCCATGAAGTCTGGCGCGGCCAGGTCATCACCTCGGTCGCCGTCGACCCGAACGTCGCCTCGCAACTCGACGTGACGGCGGAGATTCCGGCCGCCGTCGGCGGCGTCGAGATCGGCCCGTTCACGATCACGGAACTCGCCATTCTCGACGCGTCCGGCAATTGCTGCATCGTCGCGACGACGAATGTGCAAAAGACGACGTCGGGCCAGGGCCAGATCACCGATCTGATCATTTCAGTCGGCGTCGGCTTCGGCGTCGGCTCGGTCACCCTCCTGCCGCCCTCGGGCAATTACGCCACCATGTCGCAGGTGGTCTCGGCCTATAATTCCAATCTGCCCAAGGCGGCGTCGCCGCTCACCCAGGCCGATGTGAACAACGCCAACGGCTGGATCAATCGCACCTTCGGCCTTCAGCCGGCGTCGCAGCCGGCCGATCCCCCGACCTCGGCCAACGAACCGCCGGCTCTCGGCTATGGACGCGCGGCGACCGCGACGGAATTTTCCAACGGCGCGCCGACGGCGGGGCGCTTTCCCTGGCCGTGGCCGACACTCCAGCAGGTGAGCGCGGCGATCGCGGCGGTGAAGACCTGGGTGACCGCGCTGCTCGGGTCCTATCTCCCGCTCGCCGGGGGCACGATGACGGGGGCGCTGACGCTGGCCGCGGATCCGATCAGCGCCCTGCAGGCCGCGACCAAGGAATATGTCGACGGCAAGGCGACGCCGACCGGGACGATCAACGGAAACGGTTACGTCATATTCCCGAACGGCCTGATCATCCAATGGGGATCCGGATCGCTGCTGACATCGACCGGCCCCTCGGCGGCGCAGGCGGTGACCTTCCCGATCGCCTTCCCCCACGCCGCCTTCGCCGCAATTGGCAACGCCGGCGGGCCCTCGAATTCGCCCAACGGAGACCTGCCGGCCTTCGGAACGACGAACCTTTCCGCGACCGGGTTTACCGCCTTCGTCGATAACCTCTCCGGCGGCCAATACGCGATGTACCCGGTCAATCTGAACGTCCCCTACACCTGGATGGCGATCGGCTACTGAGGATCAATCCCATGACCAAATATGTCCTGCTTGCCCCGGACAATCTCGCGAGCGCCTTTTACGACAGCGTGATCCATTCCGGCGCCATCCCGGCTGCGGCCGTCGCGATTTCCGACGCGCTGTGGGAAGAATGGATCGCCGACACGGCAGGCCTGGTCTATGTCGCCGGATCGAAAAGCCTCGCCACTTATACCGCGCCGCCTTCCCCGCCGCCGGGCCCGGCGCAGCTTCTCGCCTATGCCGAGGCCAAACGGGCGATGATCGCGGCGGGGGGAATTTCCGTCAATGTCGCGGCGTCGGGCGCACCCGCGCAAATGGTCGAGGTCGGCACCGACACGAATGGTCTGGCGCTGCTCGCCAATGCCGTGCAACTGACTTCGACGGCGCCGGGGACGTTCTATGACTGGGACCAGGCCGCGCCGGTG